ATCAATAGATGATGCTATATTTGCTGGTAAGTCTCTATTATTATATAAATTACTATATAATATAATGGAGGTCAACAAGTTCGCTTTTTTCGAATTAATGGGTGGTGGAGGGAATCTAACAGATATCTCAAACTTTCTGACAAACGTTATAAAGAAATAACAGATAAGATTGGAAAGGTTGGAAATCTGGATAAAAATATCATGGATGAATGGTATTTTTGGAGAGTTATTAAAAAAGATTTTAGTTTATATGCAGTTCAGGAGAAAATAAGTTTTCCTGATCTGCAAGTTTTAAATGCCTTATTAGATATGGATGATGATATGAATAAAGCTTTTGATCAATATCATAAAGAGCAGATGGATAAAATAGGCAATAAGAAATAGGATGATAGAATGGCAACTGTAAGAGAATTAATTAATATGGTTGGTTTCAAAATTGATAAAACTCAGATGACTAAAGCTGAACAGATGGTAGGTGCTTTCAAAAAGAAGATGGTGGCATTTGGAAAAATTATGGCTGCCAGTATTGTTGCTATAGGTGTTTTTGCTGTAAAAGCTGCTGCTGATATGGAAAGCCTTACCGCTGAATTTGAGGTAATGCTTGGTAGTGCTGAGGCTGCCTCTGATATGGTTCAAGATTTAACCCAGTTTGCAGCAAAAACACCTTTCCAGGTTAAGAATCTTGCTGAGACAACAAGAACATTATTACAATTTGGTGTAGCAGCAGATGATGTTATGCCAACATTGAACATGTTAGGAGATGTTGCTGGTAAGAATTCGCAAAGATTAACGAGTTTGTCTTTTGCTTTTGGTAAGGTTAATTCTCAGGGAAGATTAACAGGTTTAGAATTAAAACAAATGATTATAGCTGGTTTTAATCCATTAAATATAATTATGGAACAAACTGGTGAAACTATGGAACAGGTTCGTGATAGAATGTCTAAGGGGGCAATTAGCGCTGATGAAGTTGCTAACGCTTTTAAAGTCGCAACTTCTGAAGGCGGGATGTTCTATCAAAATATGCAGAAACAATCTCAAACATTTTTAGGTATGATTTCTACAATGAAAGATAATATTACATTGGCGTTAGCAGAAATTGGTAAGAAACTACTTCCTACGCTAACTACTGTTGTTGGTAAAATTACAGAGTTGTTTCAGGGTAGTTTGGGAGATCTACTGGGTAGTTTGATTGGTTTCCTTGAACCTATATTAGCACAAATTATACCACTAATAGATGTAGTTATTAGCAATCTGACTCCATTTATTGAAAGATTAGTTAATATATTATTACCAGTTTTAACTGAGGTATTGGCTATCGTAATAAAATTACTTGATCCATTATTACAGATAGTTATAGCAGTACTGGATCCATTCTTAACATTAGTTGAGCAAATAATGCCAATTGTATTTGATTTATTGCAAATATTTGATGAGATGGTTAATCGGGTATTAGTTGATCTTTCTCCTTTTATGCAAGAATTTGCAGGTTTATTATCTGACGTTTTAAGGTTAGTAATGCCAATATTTAGAATATTTATGAAATTCTTTTTATTATTTGTAAGATTAAAAGTTATTTTTGATACTGCAATTGTAAAAATATTATTAAAAGGTCTTACTATGGTCATGAAGATACTGAGACCAATAATTCAATTAATTAGCATGTTTCTTGTTCCTTTATTTGAAAAACTAGAATTAATTATGACTAATATAAGTGATTTCCTTGCACAAATTATTTACGATATTGCAAAAGGAATTATTAGTTTGATGAATAAAGTTTTTGGATTGATCAATGGAATAATTGAAAAAATAAATGAGATTCCATTTATAAAACAAAAATTAGGAACCTTAGAAGAGTTAGATGAGGATAAAATATTAAGTGAAATAACAGGAGATACGATAAATAATAATTCTGATAATAGAACAAATAATATATCAATAAACAATCAATTTGATATGAGCGGTGGTGGAGGGGATCCACAACAACAAAGAAGGATTATTGATGGTGCTGTTAGATCTTCAATATCAATAGAACTTAAAAAAATACTTATAGATTCTGAGGGTATATAATGGCAACAGTCAACGCTAATTTATTTTACAAATCAAGAAATTTTGGAGTTGGAATAATAACATTTGATTTGATATTATCAGAAAGCCATAATATGAGTAATATTGTTACTCAATTCAAAATTGAAGATGGATCTATAATTAGTGATCATATTCAAAACGATATAAGGCAGGGTTCTGTATCAGGATTGATAACTAATTTTAGTTTATTTACTCCTGGATTTTTTACTAATAGAGCTCAACTTGCGTTTGATACAATTGAACAATTGTGGTTAGGAAAGCAATTAGTTAATATTGTTTCTGTTTACAAAGTTTATAGAAATGTTGCTATAACTAATATATCTATTGTTAAGGACAGTGGAGTAGGTGAATCTTTAGTTGCTGATTTTAGCTTTCAGGAAGTAGAAAAAGTTAGTCTTAAAACAATAAATATAGAGGCTGCTATAACAGTTACTGATATGTCAACTGATATAAATAGACAAAGCAGTCAAAATTTGGATGTTGGAAAAACTGTACCACTATAGGAGATAATATGTCATCAGAAATACCTTTATATACAGATGTTAGTGCAGATTTTACTCAAACAATCGATCTTGATACTGTTACTGTTACTATACGATTAAAATATAATATAAGGAATGCTTTTTTCTCATTTGATATAGAAACAGAAAACTATAATTTAAAAGGATTAAAAGCAATTGAAAATTTTCCTATTATGTACCCTCATAACGCATTGTTTCCAGAATTAAAAGGAGATTTCTTTATAATTCAAGTTACAAATACAGATGAAGTGGTAGAATTTACATATGATAATTTTGGTACAGTATGGAAATTATTTTATTATACTGAATCAGAATTTGAAGCATGGAAGGATGAGAATGGCTTACAATAGAGTTGTAACTTTAAACGTCATTAATAATTCTGCTCAAATAGTACAAATTGGTACATTGGATTTTGAATTTAATATAGTAAGAAGTATCGATTTTACAAACAATACAGCGGAATTCATTATTTACAACGCTGCTTTTGTAACCAGACAAAATATATTGAAAAAAGGAAATAATATTGTTTTTTCTGCTGGCTATGAAGATGAAGGCAACATAGCAAGTGTATTTTTTGGAACTATTTTTACCAGTACTAGCGTGAAACAAGAAACTGAATGGATAACTAGTATTCAAGCAATTGATATTGGTAATAATAATCAACCATTGGTTTTTGAACCGATTGCATTAAGTTATATTGCTAATACTCTTTTAATTCAAGTTATTAATGATATTAGTTCTATATTAGGGATTCCAGTTTTTGGTTTACAGAATGTTGCTGCAATTCAATTATCTAATGGTTTAGTTCATGCTGGAACAATTAACCAATTATTAGATAAAATAAATAATATATTAAAGCAAAATGAATTATCTCTATATATAGATAATAGTCAATTAGTTATATATAATATCGGTTTAAAAAATTCAATATTTGGCGTTGTTGCTATAAGCAAATATAATGGATTAGTGGGTAATGTTGAAGAAATAATAGATGAAAATGGAACTGATGAAAAGAAAAGAATCAGATTTACTTCTTTGTTAAATCCACAGATAAAACCAAACACTGTAATAAGCATAATATCAGAAAATATAACAGGAGCTTACTTTGTAGAAGCTGTAAATCATAGAGGTGATACGTATGGGGGAGAATTTTTTAGTATTGTGGAGGCTGCTGAATAATGGCTATTGAAAATAAAAAGAACATTGTAGCTATTTTTAATCAATGGTTTGATAATAAAATAAGAGATATTCATACTGTTATACCTGGAGAATTTCAATCTTATATATCTAGCCAAAGAAAAGCAGTTGTTAAGCCATTGGTTAAATTGAAAACTGTTAATGAAAAAGATATATCTATTCTTCCTATAGATAATGTTCCTGTTATTTTTCCAAGCACTAAATTATTTACATTTGAATTCCCTATAGTAAAAGGTGATGGATGTTTATTATTATTTTCTGAATCACCTATAGGTAATTTTCTTAATAGTAATATTGAGCAAAATTCAGATGATATGAATAGATTCCAATTAACCGATTGTATAGCAATCCCTGGATTATGGAGTTTTTCAAATTTACCTGAAGCACCAACAACTAAAATTGAAGTAGATGATTCTTATAATATAACAATTGAAACAATAGCAGGGAAAATAAAAATTGAACCATCTGGAAATATTACATTTAATGATGGTACGGAAGCATTTGTTAAAGGGACTACACAGAATGCTGCTTTGATAGCGTTAGGTGCTGCAATTGCAGCAATAGTCCCTGCTGGTAGTTCAGCTGCAAACATAGCGGCAATACAGGCAGCATTTGCTACATTTACAGCAACATTACCAAATCAAATTAGCCAACAAATAAAAGGGTTATAATATGAGTAAAAATTTATACTTAGATGTAAACACAAAAGACTTAACTATAGGGGATAATGACAACTTAAGATTCACTGAAAATAATGTTGAATTTGTTGCTCAAAAAATAGAAAACAGATTGTTGTTTTTTTTAGGTGAATGGTATTTAAATCCTGATTTGGGTATTCCGTATTTGGATAATGTTGATAGAAGGGATAAAAGCAAAAATATATTTGTTAAAAATCCTGATTTAAATATGGTAAATTCGATATTCATCAATGAAGTATTTGATATAGATGAGATTGAAGAAATAGAAAAATTCGAAACAGAATTTGATACATCATTGAGAAAATACACAATAACCTGGTCTGTAAAGATAACAACAGGGGAAACGGTTTCAGGGATAACGGAGGTATAGTATGTCAACAAACTGGGTAGATTCAAATGGTTTCCAAAAAAAGACATTAGCAGAAATAAAAGAAGAATTAGAAGAAGATTTTCAAGAAATATTTGGTGATGATATAGATTTGGATCCTTCTGGATCAATTGGACAATTAATTGGATTACTTTCAAATAGAGAAGCTAATTTATGGGATGGTGCTGAAGAAATTCATACATCACGTGATCCATCATCTGCAACTGGAACGAGCCTGGATAACATTGTATCAGAAAATGGAATTCAAAGGTTATCAGCAACAGAAACAACAATATTGGATGTTCTATTAACTGGTACAGATGGAACTGTTATTGCAGCAGGCAAAAGAGCAAAAAACCCTAATCAAACAGTTGAATATACTTTAGATTCAGGAATAACAATTGATAAGGCAACAGCCAGAGAAGGAGAATTATCAATTAGTAGTGTAGTTGTAAGTAATGACTATACTGTTACAATAGATAGTGTTAATTATACGCATACTGCTGCTGGTGGTGAAGATGAAGAAGATATTTTAGATGCAATAAAAGTTTTGATAGATGCTGGTGCTTGGGGTGGTACTGTTACTGTATCTGGTAATTATATGAAATTGGAAGCAACAACTGATTTTGATTTTGATGTTACTGGTGATATAGATATTGATTCTGTTTCAAGTGCTGGTGATTTCACAGCTGATACAGCAGGTGCTTATACAATTGCAGCAAATACATTAACTGAAATTGTTACACCTGTTTCTGGATGGGATTCTGTTAATAATCCAAGTGCTGGAACTACTGGAACAGATCAAGAAACAGATGCAGAATTAAGAGTAAGACGAGAACAAAGTGTTATTAATGGCTTTGCTACTGATGCAGCCATAAGAGAAGCGTTATTGAATAATGTAGATGGTGTTGTTGGTGCGAATGTTACCAGTAATAGATCAAGTTCTGTTGATGGAGAAGGGCGTCCAGCTCATAGTTTTGAGTGTGTTGTTAGTGGAGGAGCTGATGCTGATATAGCAGCGGAAATATTACGAGTACAACCTGCTGGTATTCAAAGTTATGGTAATACATCTATAGATGTTGTGGATAGCCAAGGTTATACTCAGATTATACAATTCTCACGAGCAGTTAGTATATATATTTGGGTTAAAGTAAAACGTGATCTATATAGTGAAGAAGTTTATCCTACAGATGGAGATGATTTGATCAAAGATGCTATTGTTGCATGGTCTTTAGATTTGGATAATATTGACGTTGGAAAAGACGTGATTAGACAAAGATTAAATATACCAATATATGAAGTTCCTGGTATTGAAGATATTGAGATTACGATTGATGATACAGCAACACCAGGAGGTACTCCTGTATATGCTGAAAAAAATATTGAGATAAGTGCAAGAGAGATTGCTGTATTTGCAGTAGGTAGAATTACTGTTGAGGATTTAACACCATAAGGATTTAAATATGGGACAAGAAATAGTAAAAATTACTGATTACGATCAGATTTTGGATTTACTTATTCAACAATATAAAGATAAGCCTAAATTTGTTGCTATCTTAGAAGCAATGAATGATCAGGCTGATGATTTAGAATCAGCATTATTTGAAATCAGAGATAACTACTGGTTATCTACTGCTGAAGGTGATCAACTTGATGTTATTGGTGAAATACAAGGTGAATCAAGACAGGGAAGAAATGACACTGACTATAGAACTGCTATTGAATCAAGAATTATTCTTAATAATGGCAGTGGAGAGTTTGAAACAATAATAACAGCGTTTACTGACCTATTTGGGGCGACTGCAGTACAATTGCAAAATCAGGGAAATGCTATTTTATATGCATGGACTGATATAACTATAACTGAATATCAATTTAATACCATTGTAGCATTTTTAGCAGCAGGTGTTGAATTGTATGTAATAACAGGGAGTACAAACCCATTTGTATTTTATGATGATCCTGATGGAACAGGGTTTGGAAAATTATCTGATAATGATCAACAATTGATTGATACGGATGATGATTCTATACAAGATACAGATGGTGATGATATAATGGTATTAGTTAATGAAGCAGATCCAGATGAAGGTGGCGAGATACAGGGTGTCTGGATGACAACATAAGGAGGAATAAATTATGGCAAAACCAACACAAGATATAACATGGGCTAGTGCTGATATAACTGATCCTGGTAGTAGTCAGGATAATAAGGTAGAACCATCGAGTGCAAAAAAAACTAATGGATGGTCATTTCTTGAAAAACCACCATTTAATTGGTTTAATTATTGGATGAATGCTATTTATTTATGGGTAACTAATTATGGTAATTCATTTGAAGATTATGAAGCAGAAACAACTGATGGAACAGAAACAGAAATGTTTGTAGATGGAGTAACCGATAGCAGATTATCAATAGCGGATGGCATTACATCATTTGATGTATTAGTAAATGCTTGTATAGATGATGCTTCAAAAAGTCTATCATGGAAAATTAAGGGATGTATTCATAATGATGGTACTACATTGTTTTTATCAATTATTAAAGAATTATTGGGTGGATTAGGATGGGATATTACTGATACTGTATATACGTATAATAGTTTTTCAGTAACCAATGAAGATGGAACTCCTGCGGATATATTTTTAAAACCAGATGGTCGTAAAATGTATATGGTTGGTTCATCAAATGATAATGTGTATGAATACAATCTATCTATTCCGTGGGATATAAATACGGCTACATATACTGGGAATTATGTAGATATATCAGGGCAAAGTTTAGTTCCTACTGGAATATTCATCAGGGCAGATGGTTTAAAACTATATGTTATTGATCAGAATAATACAGATATATTTGAATATAATTTATCAACTGCTTGGGATATTGGTTCAGCTGTTTACTCAGGTAATTCTTACAATAATACACAAGAAGTAACTCCGCAATCAGTATTTTTTAGTCCTGATGGTACTAAAATGTACTTAGTTGGAAGTACTAATGATAGAGTATATGAATATAATTTAGGAACTCCTTGGGATGTTAGTACAGCAAGTTATTCTACTAACAATAAAGATGTTTCACCTCAGGATAATGTTCCTACTGGAATATTCTTTTCTCCAGATGGAGCAAAAATGTATATGATAGGACAGCAAAATAACAGAATTAACCAATATAATTTAGGAACTCCTTGGGATGTTAGTACAGCAAGTTATACATCTAATTATACACAAAGTGAAGATAGCCAATCAGCTGGTTTATTCATTAAATCAGATGGTATTAAATTATATGTTATGGGTCTTAATACTGACACTGTATATCAATATGATACAGTTCCACAATGGAACATTGATGTGGTAGAAGATCAAGCAAATGAAGCATTAATATTAAATATTACTGGTGAAGCGAGTACTACTATAAATTGGAAAGCAAGATTAAATAAAATAGAAAATGCTATATAGGAGGGATAAATTATGGCAGTTAAAAGATTTCCAGATGATTATAGCGAAAAAACTTCGGTTGTGGATAATGATCAGTTAGCACTCGCTGACAGTGCATCATCTGATGAATTTAAAAATGTTAAGATTTCTACTATTAAAAGTGCTGTACGAAATATAAATGAAATATCAGAAAAAACATCAATAGTTGATGCTGATCAGTTAATGATAAACGATTCAGCTGACAGTAATAACCCTAAGAAAGTTTTACAAAGTACTATTATCACTGATGTGTTATCAGATATTGTTAATCAATCTGCAAAAGCAACACCAACAGGAAGCGATTTGGCGATAATAAATGATGTTGCGGATAGCAATAATCCTAAAAAGGTTACTATACAAAGTATTAATACAGCAACTATTCAAAGTGGAGCAGGAGCACCTGGATCTACTCCTGACTATGTTGGTCAAATATATATAGATACAACAAACGATGTTCGGTATATGTCTGTTGATACTTCAGGTAGTACTGATTGGATTGTTATACAAGATGTGGTTATTGATACTTCAGATCCATCTGGTGCACCAGGTAAGATAGGTGATTTATTTATTAATACAGCAACACCAGCAATTTGGATATCAACTGGTACAAGCGGAGTCGGTGATTGGAGTCAGGTATTTCCTCTTGCTGGCTATGAGTATGAATTTGAAGGTGATACAGCTGGTAGTAGTGCTGTATTGCTTGCAACTGCAAACAATTCTACAGTTGACATAAAAATTAAAAAACCAATAATGGCGAGAATTTTTAAAGATTTTACTGGGTCTACATCTCATACTACTACATTATCCGTTCTAATGGGTGGATCTTATAGAACCATATATAGTAATGCAACATTATCAGATCAAAATCAACCAGAAACATTAAACCCCGGAAAATATAGATTGGCAGATTCTCATAGTGGGGGATCTGGATCTGGAGTTAGTTATCTATATGCAACTGGTGTTGCTAATGGAGAATTAACAACAGCTAGCATAACAGAAACTTAGGTAAAGGAATACTAATGACTGAAGAAATTATAAAAGAAATAGTTGTAACGACTATAAAAGAAGCGAACCAAGGCAACACCAATGCTATATACATGATGGTAATCATATTATTAATTGTTGCAATTGTAGTAATAGCAAAGTTTGTAATAGATTTTGTTAAGGGCAATGATAGAAAAAAAGAACAACAAACGTATAGTGTTAATATAGAAAAAGTACTAGAAAACCATAGAGATGAAATGCTGAGATTAGTTGATAGTATGCCCGATTGGTTAAGCAAACAATTACATCCAGATGTTATTAAAATTACGGAGGCTTTTCCTATGATCAATGAAAACATAGCAAAATTATCAAACATAAACGACAATATAAATAAAATAGTGCCTATCATAACTAAACAGGATGATGAAGGTGTATATTTGTGTTATCACAGAGCATCATTAACAAAAAGATTAATAGAAAGTAATGAACAAATGATCAATACAAACATACAAACAATAACGGCATTGAACAAAATATATGATAAGATAGATAAATTAAAATAGGAGAATTTTATGAGAAATATGCTTTTAGATTTTCATATAACTTCAGGATTTGGAATTAGAACGCATCCAATAACTAAAAAAGAACATTTTCATAGAGGTGTTGATTTAGTGCATCCTGAGAAAAAGGTTTATGCTGGAATTTCTGGTATAGTTACTCGCTCTCAATTTGGAGATTATGGAGAGGGGAATTATGTACAAATAAAGGGAGCGATTGAAGGAACTATTTTCTATGTAAATAACTTCCATAATAAAGAAAATCTTGTTGAAGTCGGAAAAGAGGTTTCTAAAAATTCATATATCGCAAAGATGGGACAGACCGGAAATACAACAGGTGATCATAGCCATCATGAAATATTTACTTATCATATTAATTCTAAATTTGTCAAAAGTTTAATTAAAGATGGTATTTATCATAAAAAGATCGGTAATAGAATATTCTTTGATCCTATTATGCTATATACTTATTTTGAGATTAATAATATCAGATACTAGGGGGATATTATGAAATTAAGTGGAAGGAAAGTTACGGCATATGTAGTTACTACATTAATTCTTTGTGTTATGTATTTCATTACATTATTTATTTATCCTGATGTGATAGAGCATGTAGGAACCATTTTAGTTATAATGATATTTGCTACTTCAATTACATTTATTGGCGGGAATACACTTGATAAGTGGATTAAATCTAAATATTTTCGTAGTGAGTTTTTTGATAAGGATTAAAATATAGGGTAAAAAATAAAGGCAATACCATGTTCTTTTTGAACTTGGTTAAATATATTTTTATATTTGTTCTTTGTATGTTTTTAATAAAAAGTATTTTTGATTTGATTTATGGCAAGGAGGGTATTTTATGGGAAAAGTTAAAAATTTTTTTAAAAAAGCTAAAAAAGTAATAATAGCAATCGGGGTAATACTTGCAACTATATTTACAACTATTGCTATAATATTTTTAAAGATATCTAATAAAAAAGAAAAAAATGATGATAGTCTCAAAAAGAAAAAAGATGATCTTAAAAATAAAAAGGAGAAATTAGATGAAGGTGAAAATATTAGTGTTAATAATTCTGATGTTGATGACTGGTATGATGAATATCAAAGCAAACGAAAAACCAAAAACGACTGAAAGAATAATAAGATTCACATTTGAAACAGCTCCAGATTTAATTGGAAGATTTCAACTTAATAGATTGAAAGAATATGCAATTATTCAGAATGAAGCTTTACTTAATTTATTTGGATATAAAATATTATATGAAGAATCTGAAATATTACTTAATGAATATGAGAAAAAACTTCAAAAAGCAAGATGGAAAGATGTTGCAATTAAAGTGTTGGCATGGAGTACAATTTCTATATCTGTATGTTTTTTAGGGTTATTGATCCCAATTATTGTATGGTTTAGTTTACCTCAAAACAGATAGGAATTAACCCTCCTATTTTGAACCTGTACTCATTTATTGGGTATGGGTTCTTTTTTTTGCTTTCTTATATCTTTTTCTTAGATTGTCACTATTAATTGTTTTTCCTTCTTTATAATAAGTCCTATATCTTCCAGTTTTGTCACCATAAATTTCTTTTCTTATTTCTCTAGCTTTTTTTCCATTCATTTAATCCTCCAATAATTTCTTTCTTTTTAATATTTTTAAAACAACAGAAATGCATCTATTTCTACTACAACCATTTGAATAAATGCTTTTTGTTTTTTTATCTTTATATTTGCATTCATTGCATAATTCGGATTTATCAAATAATTCTATTGCATATATAACTAATTCTTTTCTATTCATCATTTCTACTCAAATATTTACTGATAAATTTATGATAAGTTTTAGTTCTCTGGATATCTTTTTTTTCATCTGCATTTTCCATATAATATACATTCTGTAAATCACTATCTACTTGTAATACTTTCCAGAAATCAGGATGATGGCATTTTTGCGGTGTTTTAAATGGAAATGATTTCAAATTATCTTTGCCTGTATTTTTTGCACAATAATCAACATTACCAGTATCTAATCCATATTCATTTTCATGATATACACAAAATAAGCAATTTTTAATATAATCATTCATTGTATAATCTCCAGCATTCATATGTTCCATAGCATTTATCTATATCTCGATTTCCTTATGCTTTACAATGTCCCCAAAAAATATTTTCATATTTACAGTTTTTACAATTAGGAGTTTCTACATATTTATTTTTTTCTATATAATCTTCTGTTATTTTATCCATTTCGTTCTTTCTCCTTTAATCTTAATATCCTTTTTTCTTTTACGGCTTGAATATTAGCAAGTTCTATTTTAAGTTTGCATTCATAATCGATTAAATCTTCTATTGTTATATTTAAGTCAGAATAATCAGTTTTTAACATTTGCTTTTTTCCTCATTCTTTTTTTTCTATTTCTTAATCGTCTATTTTCTGATAATTGTTCAGGAGTAAGAGTTTTAGGTTTCCAAGTTTTTTGTCCTTTTGGTAAATCAATTTTCCAATTAAGCTTTTCATGTATTTGCTCATTGATTTCTTTTTTATTTTTAGTTTTTTTCTTAAATGCTTTAAATGCTAATGATATTCTTCTTTTTAATGATCTTTTTGATTTTGGCATTATAAATCCTTTCTAAAATAATTCCTGGCTGCTGCTTTCAGGGACCAGGAATTATACTATAATATCGGAGTTTTACATGAAACACAAATCATATCAATATTTGTCATTATTTCATATCTAATTATAAAATAAAATAAAATATTTTTTGCAGCTCCCATATATTAAAACCATCAACGATGGTTATTTTTTATAAAGCAGATAAGTAAATAATTATATCCATAAGTGAGGGGGAATAGTAATTAAATACATTATCTGCTATAATTTCCCCAATCGATCCAAGTCAATATTTACATTTCCACCATTTTAAATCATTTGGATCCCAGTTATATTCTTTACATAATTGTTTCAAACAATCTTGTATTGAATCCCCGTAAATTAAATTACCATAATTAAATAATATATATTTATTTCCTATATAATTTTGTATTTCTATTATACAATCATAATGATATGTTTGAATTTTACTTTCTATCATACCTATTTTTATTATGTCATATTCATCTTCTAATGCTTCTTTGATATATTCACAATCATCACAATCATATCCAGACAAGAAATATTCAACTTTTGGATTATCATGATCTAATATACCACGAATTGCAGAGAATATTTTAATTAAAATTGATAACAATTTATTACTACGTTTTTTTTCAGTAAGATAATAAACTTGCTGTTTCTTTAACCACTCAACAAATTTACCAAATCCATCAAATTTATAATTATAATTTTTTTGATAATATTTTGACATATCAGTTAAAGTTTTGTTAGAATAAAATTCTTTTTTCTTTTCATAATATTTTATTTGTGCTTTTTCTGAAAATAGAAAATAAAACCCATAGATAAGAAAGTAAATAAATTCAATTGGTCTTGCCCAAATTGGTCTTATAAGATGATGAATAAAAAACATTTTTTTGCTTTGTTTCATGTTATCTCCTTTTTACAAATATTTCCTTATATTTTTATTTTTATCCTCTAATTTTTTGAATAATTCAGGATAATAATATTTTAAATTTGTAACACTTCCTTTATTAGAAAATGAGCCTGGTAAATACCAAGATTTTCTTATTTTTTCAGGATGACAAAAATCACATTTCTTATATATTTCAAATGGTTCTATATTATTAGACAATAAAAAAGCAAAAATATCTCTTCCTAAAAAATCAGATAATGGATTACACACCCAGTCATTATTGGATTTTTTATAAATATAACCTCTTTTACATAAATTAATTTTTCTAATTTTACTTTCTTCTTTACGTAATCCTAAAAAAACGCCTTTATAATTATTATCTTTTTTATATTTATCAATAATAGAATAAAAATATTTATCAGATATTTCCGTCCCTCTTTTGTGTATTTGTTCAAAAATATTAATGTTACTAATATCTATTTCAACTTCAATAATATCTATATTTAATTTATATCTATTTTGTAACATTCTTAAATATTCTATTTCTCCAGGATAATCATAATTATCTTTTTGTGAAAAAATTTTAATATTTGGATAAACTTTATTAACTAATATAGATAAAACAGTAGAATCTTTACCAGCACTGCACGTACAATAAATATTTTTTAAATCTAAACCACTAACAGAAGGAAAAGAATTTATAATAGAAATTGCTTTGTTTACTTTATTTTTAAATTGATATGTCTTAGAATAAGATAAATAAAATTGTTTATAATAATCCCACCTCATTTATTTACCATCCTATAAATAAAATCAACTAAAACAGCTAAACGTTTTTTGTTTAATTCTATCCCAACAAATTTTTTATTATTTAAAAAAGAATATTTGCCAACCAACCCCTTACCCATACATAAATCACCAATACAATCATAATCAATGTTTTTACATATCCATTCAATAATTTTTTCTTCATCCATTCCATTAATTTCATCATAATAATTTATACATCCATTACTACATTGAATAATCCAACAAATATTTTTATTATTATTATAATATTTTGAATCATATATATTTATATTTTTATATCTTTTCTGACACTCTTTAATAAAGATATTTTTATTACTTTTAAATACTTCTATCCATATTTGTTTTGGATTAATTTCATCTATTCTCTTAAAAAAATATCTATAAAAATTACCAAAAGTATTTTCATTTAATTTATCTGCTTTAGTATAAAAACTTGTTAAATTACCTTGACTACATGGCGGATCAGAAAAAATAATATCGGCATCTTTCATAAATTCAGGCATTTCTAAAATTAAATCACTTACTTTTACTTTACTATTATAAGGTAATTTTATTATTCCTTTCATATTATATTTTTTATAATATTCACCATATTCCCATTTATTATTCATCTTTTACTTCCTTCATTTCCCAACTAATTGAATAATCAACATTTTTAAATAAATCTGAAATACCAGTTAATTGTTTATATCTATAAACAGTATCTACATCCATTCCCATATTATTAGCAATTTCCTCATCAGATAAACCTTGTTGTATTAGTTTTCTAATAACATCAGCATCTAAAGAAACATTATGCACCCCTCTAGCTTTATTAAATTGATGAGTTGCAATTATTCTTTTAGACATAGTATGATTTAACATA